TTGTTACTGCCCTGGGCTTTGGTTACACCAATTTCCTCGGCTGTGAATGTGAATAGAATCTTGGTTGCCATTGGGTATAGATATTTACAGTCTCCATTTTTACAAGCCCGGAGACATTTATGAACACTTTTTTGCCCATCACATTTTCGATGGTTTCCTGGATTAGCTTAAGATCGCGGTTTAGTGTTTGCGAGGCGAAGCCCAGCCTTTCTCCATTTTTTGAGAATCTAAAACTGCCGTTTGTAGGCATACCTTCGTGCTTGTGCGTCATAGCCGTTGCAAAGGCAGCCCCAACAGCCTCTTTTCCAGCAAGCCCCTTGCTCTCAAAGAATGTTATCAGGCCTTCAATGTACTTTGACTTACCGCCGCCACCGCTGCCCCGCTTAGTGCCGGAAAATGGTATTCTTCCAGGCGATACCCCGAACTCCATTATCAGCCCATAATCTTCGCAAACAACATTGGCGACTACGGTTGAGCCTGAAACCTTTATTTCGTATTCAATAGAGTCGTGCAGCTTTCCGGTGTTGTAATGACCTTGCGCCTTAAGCTCGTCGCGCAAGTCGCCTTGCAAGACCTTCATTGCCTGTTCTAAGGCATCCTTTATGTCCGCAACAACGTTCACCTACCCACAGCTTTTGCACCCAGCCTCATGCGCAAGCGCAGCAAAACTGGGTGTGTTGAAATTATATTCAGGGACAACGCAATTCTTAATACATACCTCAATGTCAATAGAATTGCCTACAATTCCTTGAGCGCCTAGTGAGGATTTATATGCTGGGGCGTTCTGTATGTTACTTTCAAGCACCGACCCGATGTTGACACCACGGGTGTAGCCGCTGATTGTTCGCGCCGCAACCATAGCGTCAAGATGGTTGACATGGTACACGCCCGTTGTGCCGTCTGGAAGGGTAGCCTCAACCAGTCCGGCCAAGTACCGGAGCGCAGAGAAAAGCAGCGTTGCGGTATCTTCGTAAACCTGGTTGATAGTCCGCCCCTTACAGCCCTTGCACTTCCATTTGCCGCAATCAACAGACGGTATATCCATTACAGATATATTAAAGTTGTAGCAGCGCTCAGAGTTTTGGGCGAGTGGCCTCTTTGCCGTGTAGGAGGTTTCGATGAGCGCAAGCACGGGAAATTCCCAAGTCACGGCATTTGGGTTGTAACCGTTGCCGGCCCACAGTCGTGACCAAAACCAAGGGTTTTCTTTGTCGCACATTGTTGCGCCAAAGTTCTCAGCCGAAATAATGCCCCCCGACCCTTTTTCAATTACGCGGAAGGTCTGGAGCTGTTTGCAAGGCAGCTCATTTTCAGGGCTAAAAATGACGGCTGAACGGAGGGCGTTTATAATGTCTATCTTTTGCATTAGAGCATTGCATTTTCGTTTGATATCGCCCGCACCGCCTCTTCAAATGAGGCAAGTAACGCGCTTTGTATCGGTGTTTTATCTGGCAGCTTAAACCAGCCACGTTCAACCAGGGTAACAACTAGCGTCTTCCACCCTATACGGCTGAAAACCGTTTCGTTGTGTTTGACGGCGCGTTGGTACGCCTCCCTTTCTGCTTTCTCGTCTCCACCACGCGGCCTAAAGCCTGGTGGGTTAAAGAACCAATGACATGATGGTTCTTTCCTAAGGCCGTCAATGTACTGAGCAAAAAAAAATCAATATCAAGGGCGGTTTGCGTGTCTATCTGCTGAAAAAAAGCAGCGCGTTCAGCTAAGAACGATTGCTTTTTTGACTCGTCTGTTGGCAGCTTTTCGCCTGGCTTCCTCAGAAGTATTGCCAGCATGTGCAGATACCTGGAATATGCGTTGTCGCCGTTTTCATCGCCGTGTTCTACAATTATCTCCTGGAGGTCATCGTATGAAAGCGATAAAAGGTCAACCGAATTAGTGTGCGGCAGCATAGAGCGCAGCCTTTTAATGTAAGGCTCTTTGTCTTGCGCAGACTCAAGTGTTTGTAGCATCGTGACGCACTCCCGGACGCTTGCACCGGCGCTTATCCGGCGCTCAAACAACCTTACAACCTCGTATGCCTCAACGGCGCTGTTCACGTCCACATCTGGCAGCATTCGCCCACCCAGGCTATTTACAAGCATCACAGGTATTTCAAACTCCTGCTTTTGGTAGGTTACTTTGTTGTTTTTCGTACCCCTTAAGTGACCCTTCCATTTTCCGATTGACTCAACAGCCCAACCGTACATGCTGCGGACCCCGTCAACGCTGCTGCTGTTTTGCTCCCACTCGTCGCCAAAGTTTGCTTTCAGTACATCGTCAAACGGTACTCCGGATAGTTCGGCCACAGCCTTGGCCATAACAGCGACCACATTAGCCCCTGGTAGGCTGATCTTATCCGCCTCAGCCATAAAGCTGACATAGTTTGCAAGCGGCAGCTCGGACGGGTTGTCTGGCAGTTTTATTTCGGCAATCAGGGTGCCGTCTGGTTTGTTTAGCTTGACTACCTTCATTTGTCAGCGATTAAAGCAATGAGTCGGTTTGCCATTTGATTGGGGGATCCGGAAGTATGGTCGGCGCCCATCTTTTGCAGGGTAGCAGCAATACGCTCAACGCCAAAGGTAGCCACGGCATTTCGGCCTGACATAGTAGTGATCGCCTTCGCTTCGGCAGTATTAAGCGGGGCAATTATTGGATTCTCGTTTGTGGTGTTTTCGGCCTGCGTGTCACCGTTGGGAAGGTCAAGCTCTGGAGCTGCCACCTCCTTCTTTTGCCGCCCCTTTTTTACTGCTGGCTCAATAACCTGGTCAACCGGTTTAACCGCCACAACAGCGGCGCTTTTTTCCAATTTGCCTTGTTGTAGCATCCGGTTGGCTACTCGTTGTTCCCGAGATAACCGTGCGCTGTTGAGCTCGACTTGTGGGACTCCTTTCTGAGCGATACGTGCGGCCCTCCGTTCGCTCACTACCTCCCCCACGGGGCGACGCGATGGAATAGCGCTTGGTTTGATACCTTTTTCAGCGGCTAAGGCTGTGTTGGCTTTTTGAATTGCAATCTGCCCCTCGTTTTTAAACATATTGCGGATAACCTGGGCCAAAGTCCTGGCGTTGGGCGTGTTTACACCCTGCCCTGGTTGTCTTACAAGCCAGTTGTAAGAGTCGATAAATGAGTCAATTGGATTTGCCATTAGAATGATGTTTAGAATGCTCTTATTTTTCTTGTGAATTGTTTAGGCTCTGAAAGTTTTTTTAGGTCGTAATACTTTTTCATTAGCAAAATGTCAAGAAAGTCTGGAGACCGGCCAAGCAGCGGCTTGATTATCTCCTTTGACATTATGCGCAATTTCCCGTCCGTCTCCTCCTTTGCTTTCTTTAAGTAGCTTAGCTCTTCCGTCAACATTTCTCTATCGTCCTGCGAAACTACGGCTTTTCCCCACATTTTCCCTTCGTTTATATCGTTCGCTAGCAAGTACCCGCACTGATCTCTAAGTGTTTGGTATTCGCTCTTCTGGTTCTTTTGCTGCCCCGTTGTTTTGTCTGCGTTTATTATAAATGGCTGAGCCAGCGCATGAAATGGTATGGCGCCTGGGATAAAACCGCCATCGCCCCCAAGAAAAGCCCCAATGCCGTCGCTGTCATAAAGGATATTGTGCGCCATTATTCTGTGCTTGGCCTGTAACCTCTTCGCAAACTGCAACACCTCAGCCCCACCGCTGCGCTTCATTTTGTCGTGGTCTTCAAGAACGTCACCATAAAATACCGCGCCCCGTAGCAAGTCCTTTCCCATCATTGCAATGTCAAGTATCAGGTACTTTTCGTGCGGGTTTGGCTTTACAAAATCATTTGTGTAAAAATCCTGAATAGAGTCAAAATCGCAAAGCGCAAGCGGGTCGTCTATAAAGTCCCAGTTTCCCAAATACAGCCTTTCCCTGGTAGCGCCCGTCAGGCGGCTTAATTTGTCCTCGTACCCGCTTTCCCGAAAAACGTTGTCACCAACCAAAGCCTGGATGAACTTTTTTACTACGGGCAATAGGTTTGTCCTCCATGGCTTGTAGAAAAGCGTGTACATCCAGTTGCGCGAAGGGTTGCCCGTAATTAGCAGCTTGCCCCTTATCCCGTACTTGTCATTCAGGTGCCGCCCTATCCTTGTCCCGGCGACCTCATAAGCCTTGTATGTTACCCCGCCGCCTTCCTCAATCCAGCCCCCTGTGTATTCCGTCGAGCCGAAAGCATCAAATTCTAAGTCAGACGGCCTTTGCATCATTTCAATGCCTTTCACAACAGAACCGTTCTCAAATGTGATTTTCACCGTCTGCTCATTGTACCGCCACATTGACTGAGGGATGCCGTGTTTTGCGCACACCTTCTTGAATGTCTCAACCGTGCTTTCCCTGATCTGAGAAAGGTGGTGCCGGCCAACAAACCAACGTGTCCCTGGATAGGCCAAACACGACCATAGCAACCACTCGCACCCCGTCCAGGTCTTTGCACCGCCCGCAGCCCCGCCAAATAGCAATTCGTCTGTCTCATTATCGCAAAGCACACGTATCGCCTCAATCTGCTTATCTGAAAGCGAAAGCACATCGTATATGCCCGCTTTAAAACAATCTATCTTAGCCTGAATGATGTGCTCATTTGACAGCATTAGCTTTGTTGATTTTCCTCAATATGTCTGCCTGATCTTCGATTGGTAGTTTCTCAAGCGGGTTAACGCTTATCGGCTCCCCTCCGCTGGTTAGATCGTGGCTTTGACGGGGTTTGCCCTCCAGGCGGTCGTTTATCTTTTCCCACGCCGAAAGGTCGCCATTCATGGCCTTTGCAATAATCTTCAAATCCATCAATTCGGCAACCGTGAACTGTTCGTCCTCCTTTGTGATCGGGTTCTTTCCGTTTATCTCCAGCTCCAAAAAGCGCCTCATGCGCGTTGCGGCGTTTGGAACGCCCTTTGGCCTCCCTTTCGGGTTTCCTGACTCGCCTTTTTTAAACTCGGTCTCAGGTGATATTTTACCGCCGTTCTTTGCCATTTTATGCCTGTTTTATGCCTGTTTTTGATAGCCATTGCAGCCATATTTGATGGGCGATTTGCGCAATCATTACGGGTGGTACTGACATGCCTATAAGGTACTTTGGCTCTACGTCTTTAAATTTGTAATCTGTTGGGTATGTTCCACAATTGCAAAACTCAATCTCATTAAGCCACCTTGGTTGGCTTTTACATAAAAATTTTCCCCCGCTT